CAATATTCCAGGACTAGAACACACGAGAGTCCAGAAACCTGAGGAGCAACCACCCAAGCCCTTACATATTACACCTAAACAGGAGGTGTGCAAGGCACTACCCGAACCACCACAAGTGGCGTCAATTGATTCTAAGGGCCAAGGGGCCCAGGATCACTTCTCACATGGAGCAGTAACGTTGGCAACACCGATAATTCATGGTGGGAGTTTTCCGGCTGAGACAGTACAGAATGCCTTGCAGGCTATAGAGTGGAGACTCATACGACCGCAAGAAGCAGCAAACCTGGCAACAGCAGAAATCGACGACAAATATTTCTTGCACTTAAAGGAGTTCATCAACCACTTTATGGCCACAGCAGAGGTGTACGGAGTACATTTCCCATTGACCCCCGTCGATGAGGAACATGTAGTATCTGTACAAGACCGACCATCGCAGAAGGCGCAGTACATGGAGACAACAACCCATGAACCGAACTACAGCAATGGATCGAAAATGTTTCCTAAGAAGGAACATGGTGCTGTTGGATCATCTAGCGACGCAAGGAATATAGTCACTGAAACCGCGATCTTTAAACAATACCTTGGCAGGTACACATACCCATTGGCTGAAGCATTCAAGAAGCAGCCATGGTATGCATTTGGTAACAACTGTAAATCGATAGCAGCAAGGGTTGCATCGATTTGTGAATTTGCCATGAAGAATGGAATGGGTGTTGTTTTAAGCGATTTCAATAGGTTCGATGGAACAGTTACAGCATTCACACGACATTTTGTGAATGAGTTATATCGTGCAGTGTTTCATGAGGATGAACACGACGCTATAGCTGATTTGTTGCACCGTAGGACACAAGTCGCAGTCAAAGTCAGAAACAGAGGTCGAAATGGAGAAACAGACAAGAGGTTCATGTATGTGTCTGGATATTCATTACTATCAGGTGACATAAACACATCTATAATTGGTTCTAGTTATAATGCGTTTAGCGCTTATTCGGCACACAGAAATTCAGGCATGGGAGAAATGGAAGCATGGAATTTATTGGGCATGTATGGAGGTGATGACGGTCTCACACCGATGAAAGAGATCGAACCATACATTAAGACGACAGCAGAATTGGGCCTAAATTTGGACGCCCAGTTGCTGACGCCACGCGGATTTAGGTCCAGTGACCCAAACACATACGTTTCCTTCCTCTCACGCGTCTACGGATTTCAGGTGTGGCACGGATGCCCAGATAGTTGTTGCTCATTTAAGAGAACAGCCACAAAGTTCACCTATTCGACAAATTGCACAAACCCGGCAATGCGCCTAGTTGAGAAGTCACAGGCGTTATTACTCAACGACAGTAACACACCCGTTCTAAGCCATTATGCTAAGGCTGTCGTCAGATGCTATGAAGCACTGACAAAGGAACAGGCACCTCTTCCCAATGCTACAGATGCTCGTAGCATGGGCCTCAACTGGTGGGCCAGAGAGGTCATGCGCGATGGCATCAAATTCCCAAATGATAATGATGGGGATTGGATGACATCGTATTGCATGGCTGAGGTTCCAGAACTTGACATTGATAGTTTTGTCGAGGCTCTGGCAGTTGCTGAGTCATATACTCTTGAAGATCTACCACGTGATTTCGGAGACTTCAAGGCGTTGCCCATGAAACAACAAAAAGAGAAGTTGAAGACAGCTCTAGGCCACATAACACAGGTTACCACACACATCAGGATTCCGACTAAGCCCAAGCCTGGGCAGGTTGAGGAGATCATAATAGATGGTGAGAGGACACACATTGCGAATGAAACCGCCCCAAATAAGGTTCCAATTGTCGATGAA